TTATTGTACAGTTGAAGCAAATAACGTGATCGTTTCATTTTTACCATCATCATTAGCAACTGATTTTATATTATATGTTTTGTTATCATATCTTATTTCCATTGTTGTATTAATACCTTTACGATATCTAATAATAAAGCGTATAGGCTGTTCATTAGCCGTTAATTGCCACAAGTCGTATTCAGTACCTTTCATTGTTTTAATATCTGCCCACGGTTTAGCAATCACGACTTGTTCAGTACCTCCAGCTTCTGGTCCTTCGCTTTCTCGCATTTCGATTATTTCTATTCTTGTATTAAAATGATATGCCATTATATCCCTCTTTTCTGTATTCACTCAAAGCGATTTCTAGGCAAGTTAGCCTATAACTACCCACATAAAAGTATTTCGAGGCGTCAGAATCACAATGAGCAACATGTATTTTTTGTATAATGTGGTGTTTAACGACCTTATGACTAAACAAAGCCCAAATTTGGACTATGCTAGTATGTTTTGTTACATTGCTCTTAAAAACTGTTCGAAGTTATCAAACAATCCTACATAAGCATCTAATAACGAAGCTGTACCATCAATTCTACGTTTAGGCGACTGATTTTTAATTGGTACAATATTTCCGTTTCTATCTGTTTCAATACCTGTGTTCGTTAAGCACCATTTTAGAATAGGGTGATTATTATAATTAATTTTCTTTTTCTGTAAATCTGCACCCATATTTTGCATTGGTAAACTTAACGTTCTAGCACCCTGTTGTGTTCTAACCATTTTAAATCCGTATGCTTCCATTTCATCAACCCAATATCTAGCTGAATAGTTATCGTAGTATATCCACAATGGTGTTATATCGTACTCATTAAGCATTTCAAGAAACCAATCTGTAATATCTGAATAATCTATCGTGTTGCCACTACATAACCTTAAATAGCCCTGTTCGTGCCATTTGTCATATGGTATTTTGTCCTCTTGAACTCGCTTTTGTAAGTTATCATGTGGTAGCCAATACATTTGATGTACATATCTTAGTTCTGTTTCTGGATCAATAAATAATAACGTGGCACAGCTTAAATCTGTTGTAATACTTAAATCAGCACCACCAATAGCATACGTGCCTGCGAAGTCTTTAATATCAAATGTAGCTTCATTATTGATATCCTCAAATGTTAGCCATGCACTGCCCGTAATTTCTCTTATGTTGAAGTCTTTCGTCAATATACCCGTTAAGTCGCTTGGATTATTCTTTGCTCTTGCTACTTTACGCTCTAAATCTTCAACTCGTTTAGATACACCTAACGCTGGATTTGACTTCTGCCATCTGTCTGGCATTTTAAACTCACCTTTATTATCTAATTCATACATAATAGGTAAGAAGTTATCATCTTGAAAGTTACCGTCTACCACATTACAAGCATACTCGTATATATCATCAAAGATTGTTCCTCTATGTGTACCAGCAGTCGTTATCATAATCAATAAAGGTTGTGTACGTGCTGATTGTGACTGTTTCATAACTTCATATAAGTTACGGTCTTGTATCGAGTGTAATTCATCTATAACCACAAGATGAGCGTTAAGCCCATCAAGTGAATTAGAGTTCTTGCCTAGAGATTGCATCTTGCTAAAATTATGTGGAAAATATAAATCACTTTTACGCTTACGGATATTCTTATTTAAATCTGGACTTTGCTTAATCATTTCATGTGCTTGGTCAAATAGTATATTAGCTTGGTCACGTTTAGATGCCACAGAGTACACTTCTGCACCACTTTCACCGTCTGCCATAAGCATATATAAAGCGATAGCACTTAGCATGGTTGTCTTACCATTTTTACGCCCTACAAAGAAAAATGATTCTGTATATCGCCTATGACCTGTATCTTTGTCTATAAAGCCGAATAGAGCCGATATATAGGCTTTCTGGAATAAGTCTAATATTAATGGTTTACCAGCCAATTCACCTTTTGAGTGACGACAAAACGCTTCAATAAATTTAATTGGTCTTAATGCTTTAGCACTGTCATACACATACTTATCATGGTGATCTATATCTTGAACTAACTTTTGATATTGCTTATAAATCCTTTTAGATACAACGATATTACCTTTCTCTATTTCTTGCCAATACTCAATGATGTAATTAGTCATTTGTTACAAATTCCATAAACGCATCTTTTTCTTCAGTTTGTTCTGGCATAAGAGAAAGTAATTGCTTCATAATAGCGTTATATTTAGGTACAGTAGCATTGTAAGACTTCATAGCTGGATTTTCTTTTAGATACTCCTGTTCACCCTGTCTAAAGATATATGTTGCACCATGAAGCTGTACAGTCGCTTTAAGTTCTGCCATTGTTTCTTTCATAAATTCAAGTTCTTCTAACAAGTCATATGCTACTGGTTTATTTTGTATATCTTGTTCATCAATTATCTCTTTAAGTTTTTCTAAATTAATAGAATTATATATCTTTTTCATTTAATATTCTCCTTTGTATAAATTTAGGCTACCCTAAAAGATTTAAAAATATCGTTTAGAGGTAAAGTTATGCCCATCGTCGTTTCCCGTCGACTCTTTTTACAATTTCTATGATGGGGGATATTTATTTTTAAAATTAAATTTTATTTTTATACAATATTTATTTTATATCTTTATTAAATTTCCATTATCATCAAATGTTAATCCATCCTCTGTTACGCCACTTCCAAAATGTTCTTTATTATGACAGTCAATACATAACGCTTCTAGGTTATCCCAGCTATACGTAGTCATTGGATCATCAATATTTGATTGATTTAACCAAATTTTATGATGGCATATAGTCGCTAGTCCTCCACATCGTTCACATATATAGTGTTGTGAAGCCATATAACCATTCCTACACTTTATCCATTTAGTTGAGCGATAAAATGATTCTGATACACTTCTAGCCATCGTATGACCTTCCTAATGCCGTTAATGATACAAGTAGCCCATCTATCGTACGCTTTAACCTCTCACTATCCTTTGTCTGTGGATCAAACCATAACTGCAATATAAACTTAGCTGTTGTTTGTGCTAATGGATATGTGTCTTGACCATCGTCCCAATCCTTACCTGTCGTTAGGTATAAATAGTCTGGTATAGATTCCACTAAAGGTATGATAATATCATCGTTATAATCACCGTCTATGCGTAATGTGTTACGTGCTTCTTCTATTGTTATAATCATATATACACTTCCTTTATTAAGAAAGGACACCAGCTACAACTGATGCCCTAACTGTTTTATATTATGCACCTGTTGATGCTGATAGTTTGATAAAGGCTTCATCTACTAACACACGAGTGTCTGCGATTGCCATTGCTCTGTAATCAACTAATCCACTACGGAATGATGATTCTCTTGATTGTTCAAGCATTAAGCCTTCTGGTAAGTTATAGCCTAGATAGTTGAAGTTACCTAGTAAGATAGTGCCATCTTCCACATTATCATCTACTACTACCTCTTTACCTAGAATGTGACCGATTGATTCATTCTGTGCATCTGCAATAAATAGAGGACGTTTGTTAGCATCTACTAAACTATATACAGTGTTATATAATGTTGCGTTACTCATTACGAATTTAGCACCTGCTGAATAGCCACGTTTCAATAATGCTAATGCTTTAGTGAAGTCTGTATATTCACCTGTTAAGTCAACAGTGTTACCAGCGTCCCATGTTACACCAGTTAAGACACCTTGACCTTGATTAGTACCTGTACCATTGACTAACGCATAATCGATAGCTTCTACTACTGCACTTGTTAATTCTTCAATCAAGTATGATTCAAATGCTGAAATAGACATCGTCTTAGCTTTCACACTGATTGAGAATACTTTAATGATTTCATTACCTTCAAACTGTACAGATGCCGTTGTCGGATTTTCTGAATCTACCTTAGCACCTTCTGTATGCCATTCTGCTTTAGCTGTTGGCGTACCAATTGGAATACTAATCTTAGTTGGAATGTTGAATGATCTAACATGACCAATTAAGCCACCTTGTGTACGTGCTTTCTTAATGACTTCGTTTAATGTTTGTTCGGGTAAAACTGCTGATGAATTGCTAGAAGATGAAAAACTATCTGCTCTATGTTCTGCATCTTGTTGTGCCATTGCCATATTAAATGCACGTGTTTCAACTTCTGATAAGTTTTGTCCTAACATTTGCTTGTAGAACGCTGAGCGATATTCTTCTGAACTGAAGATATTATCTTTATTAAGTTCATGTTGTCCTTTGATTTGTGTACCTGTAATTGGATTAAATGAGCGTTGCTCTTGGTTTTCTTTTGTCATTGATTCTTGCTCCTTATCTTTAATGTTTTCTTTTGCTTGGTTAAGTCCTTCAATTTCAATATTTAACTTTGTGATATCTGCTTCTGGATCATTCTCAATAGTCCCTTTGATTTGTCCTGCTCTTGTTTCGATATCTTCAATACTTGAATTACGGTAATGATTAAATGCTTCTTCTACTGTATTAAAGTTCATATTATTTAATCTCCTTCACTAATAATTTATTTAGATTAATCTGTGCTTGCTTGTATTGTTCGTGTCTTAACTCTGCATCTTGAATTTGATTTCTTGCTTCCACACTTGCTTCTTCATATGCTGGAAAGTTCACTACTGAAAACTCAAGCACCTTATCAATCTTGTTAATTGTTCTTGTGCGTGTATTCACATCGTATAGACTACCGTCTTTGCTACAAGTGAATCCAAATGACATACCTGTCAAATCGCCCCGTTTTACTGCCGTATAAACAGAGCGTGCTTCTTCTGTATCTGGTAGCGTTGCCCTCATGTGCATACCTACTTCATCAGTCCATATTTCCATTGTCTTAGGTGATTTCGCTAATGGTATACGATTATGGTCATGTGATACTAAAAGACGTGTATCATTCAATTTCAAGCCGTCTAACGCATTTCGCTTAATCACTTCTGTATATGAGCCTGTTGGTGTATATATTGTGGTTGGTTTATTAAAAACAATTGGCGTTCCTTCAAGTATCATTTCGGTACTTTGAGAATCAGTTTGTATTTCTGCTGATCTAATTTCCTTCATTCACTTTGTCCCCCTTATTCTGCATCTGATATTCATTGACGATATCTTTATCTACATAATTTAAAGATTGTATACGTTTGTCCCCATCTTCCACATTAGGTAAATTGAGTAAGTCCAATGCTTGATTGACTGTTAGTACACCTAATGGCAACAATTCTTTAATAACATTTGTTTTTGATTGATTACTTGCATATTGTAATTTTGATGATTCAAATATTATGCGATTGTTGAAAGCTTTTTCTCTTTCACTGAAAACTTTATCCGTCAGTTCTAGTGCTATTTGTATTGAAAATGGCTCGATAATCGATTCAAAGAACGCTTGCCAGCCATCTTCTGTATATGTGCCATTCACGATTGATTCACTAATACCTAGATAGTCATATATCTTTTGCTTCACTACTTGCATTTGTGACGTATCAATTTGAACATCTGATACATTTAAAGGTTGGTACTCCATTGACGTGTCAACGGGTATTACGCCACCGTTATTAGCCATTGTGAAATAGTTATTCATAAACTCATCTTTAGCTTCTTTTAGCTTGCTAGGACTTAATGCCTGCGTATATTTAACTATCCCTCTAATTTGTGCTGAATTTTTAATCGCTTCATTCATACCCTCGTTTTGTGTATGTGCAAGTTGTAACGTTGACATGATAGCTGAATTGTCATCACCTAGTAACTCATTACTGTTGAAGTGTCTGCGTAATACTGCTACCTCGTTCATATGCAAAATAACTTTTTCGCCATTACTGAATAAGAATTTAAGATACATTTCATTGCTTGCATCTACCACATACTCAACATTAGTTGGTGACAATGGATATAGTCCCGATAAATTCCCCTTATTATCCTTCTGTACGAGTATGAAAGCATTGTTATATAAGAAGTATTGCGTTGCGACTTTATATAGAAAATCATATCCCGACATATACGGGTTTGGTCTATCTTGTAATAAGCGATTAATTTTAGAGTTGCTATCGTTTTGTTTTGAATTATTGATGATATGCTTACCCGATAACTTCGCTATATGACGTGCAATTGAATCAACTGCTGATCTATAAATATCATTTTGATAAGCGTCCCCTGTGAATTGTGAAAATGATTTATAACCACCATTTAACATTTCAAAGTTCTTCATTTGTTGCTCTTGTACCTTTTCAATTCCCAATAATTTATCTATCCATTTAGGCATTTTCTCACCCTTTGTTTTTATTTTACGGTCTGGTATTAGTACCTAGTACTAATTAGTTGATTATATTATACCACATAGGGGTATATAAAGCTAGTTGTGTCAATGGTTATAGCGATTACACATTCTATATATTCATTTTTATTTCCTCCTAAAATAGTGTTGGTAACTGAAATAAGCTAAATGGTAACTGAAATAAAAAGTTTCGGTTACCCTATTGAACCTTACAGCCACATAGGTTTGAGAGACTTTAGTAACTGGTAACCGAAATTTTGAAATACTTCTTAAACTTTTGCTTACACCTATTTCTAGGCTTTTACTTTTTTTATAAGTATTTTATAAAAATTCAGTTACTCGGTTACTATTGTAGTCAAAACCCTTATATATCAGTACTTCAACATGGTAACTGAAATAAATATTTTCGGTTACCTTCAGTTACTTCGGTTACCCTAGATAATTTTCATCTTTACATTTTCATATGATTTATAATTCTTATGTTTTTCTGGGAAGTCTAAATAAGTCCTCATGTTATTTAAATCGCCTATTTGTTCGCATAAAACTTCCCAATCATATTTTCCTTGTGCATCTATATTCCAGCCTTCATCAAGATAACTCTTAAACTGTCTGTGGAATTTACGCTCTGACAGTGGATAATATCCGTTATCGTTGCAGAAATCTTTGTAAAAACCATATACAAGATATTTTGGTATCTTCCTAATATGCCATTCATCAAATACACTTATTTTAAAGTCATACACTGGATCGTTGTCTTGCTTATATAATTCCATCATATCTAGTGATGCCTTTGGTGTGATGAATTTATCAAAGTCTAAATTGATAGCCTTATAAAGTACATATTCTAGTACCTGCTTATCTTTGAGATACTTCTCTTTAATATCAACATTCTCAATTACGCCGTTAAAATCTGCTTTAAACGGTACAATAAGAAGCCGTCTGTTGTTCCCACCTGTTTTATCTTTAAATTTAGGCATACCATTTGATGATTGAATAACTGTACATCTAAATTCTGCTCGATATGGTTGCTTATTCTTAACGTTCACAAGTACAGAATCACCTGTTACTACACTTTTAAAATTAGATGAATCTTCAATAATAATGCCTACTGGTACATCATCACCAATAACTGCAGTTTTACCTTCTAAAACACTTAATTTGAACTCTTGTTCAAACTCGTTAGCTTTCAAACTTGCAATATTATCAAACCCTATTAAGTTAGATAACAGCTGTTGGAATGAGCCTTTACCATTATTACCATCACCAACTAGAAATATTGCTTTCTTTCTTGTGTAATTACCGTTCATAGCATCATTAATGACTTGCCATAACAAAGTAATAATTTCAGAATCACCACATGCTATTTCGCTTAACCATGTATCGAAGTCCCAGCCTTTAATATTTGGCTTTTTAGCATTATGAACATAATTTGTCGATATTTTTGAAGTGAATACATAGTTAGGTGTAAAAGGTTCAAGTATGCCTGTTTCTCTGTTGAACACGCCGTTATTAACGGGTATCAAGTGTGGCTGTTCTGTTTGTCTAGTGACTTTTGCAGTGTTTGTCAAATGATAGATGACTTCTTCTGCTTTTCTTTCATTCAGTCTAGGCTCTAACCATGAAATAACACGCTTTATTATCGTCCTGTTACGTGTATAAATGCCTTCTTCTTCTTGATACATAGCTAATTTAGTGTTTTCTTCTAAATCGAAAAGTCTAAATGTAAGTAAATCGTCCAATATATAAGCACATCTATTTGTCCCAATTGATGTTGGCTTTCGTCCGTTTTTACCTTCTTCTTCCCATACACTTACTAATCTTTCACGTTCTTGTTTACCAGCCTTCATCAACATATCTTTAACTGTAAATTCTTCATTCAATATGATTTCAAAATTGGCGTTATCACTTTTATACTTTGGATCATATACATTTTTACAATCAGCTATTGCCTTTTCTATACTAATTTGACCGTATGTTTTAGCACCTCTTAACTCGTCCCATTTAGGACGCATTAAGTCGGAATCTCTGAATATTCTATCCATTTGAACAATGTTCTTTTGTGTATAAAAAGCTAAAGCATTTAGTAGTGATAAATCTGCTTCTGATTGCGATTCAAATATTTCTCTCCAGCCACCACTCATTAATTTGCTTAACTTGTCGGCATTTTTGCTTTTTTCCATTAATTTCATGACTTCCACATCATCAAGATTAGCTGGTGTTATGTCATAATTTATGGTGTCATTAGTAATGACTTCATGCTTAAAATAACGATCTACTAAAAAATCAATGTATAATTGGTCGCATGATACTTCTCTATATACATCATCATTCACACCTGTAAAAGTCATAAATCTGGAATGAGAATATAATTCTAAATGTTCACTTTTATTTTTCTTCATCACTTCATCTGGCAAAGTACCTTTAAAATAAGCATGTATACCTGTTCCGGACGGTGATACTTCCCACCATGTTTTTTGCATGACCTCTTTGGCTATATCTGTCAAAGGTTTATGTGTTTCCTTGTCTATGTGGATATCGTCCAAATCTAAACAAATATAATCATCTTCTTTTGTGAGGACGAAGCCCACACCATCATAATCATCAAGTTTTTGAATCGTCTTATCAAAACTAGACCATGAACTCGGATTTGTTGATGATGCAGGTATTTCTATTAATTGATATGGTACTTTTCCATATTCATCTTTGTCTTTTAATTTTTCAGCCCTCCACAAAACCCATTGTTCGAGGTGAGCCATTTCTGTCGGTACATTCTCGGTATTTACTTGTAATATCTTTTCTTTTGTTGTAATTGTCACTATGACACCCCCTCACTTTATGTTAAAATTAAGATATAAATAAATTTTTCAATAGTTTGTTGCCTTTACTGATTGCCGTCAGTATTGGCTTTTTTATTTCTGGAATACGAACGTACAAGTAAGCCAGCATAACTGTTATGAGTGCTGAAAAATAGCAAGCGTTTATAGCACTTACACCGATAAATAATAGTATGATTCCATTACATAACGTTAAATAAATCAGTGCGATCTCCCTCATATAATCACCTTTTTCACATCTTCTTCAGGATCTAATCCGAACGATAAAGCTAATTTCGATATTGCCCACTCGAGAAGAAATTCTGTATCTCTTAATGTTTCAGTTTCATCATTAGATAATGATTCCAATACGTAACTTACGTTAAAATCTTCGCTTGACGTGAGTTGGTGTTTCTCAATCAGTTGATAGCAGTAACCAATAAGATATGTTACTAGGTTATCTAAAAACTGCTTTCTTCCTAACGCTTTGCCTGTTACTTGTTTAGTAATATCTTCAATGTTTTCAACTTTGATAACTCGGTAGATATCTTGTAATTTTTCTTGTATGACCTTCTGTTTCTCGTTGAGCATATTATTCAGCCTCCGTTAATTGCTTTTTTTGTAGTTGACCTTCCCAAGCCTCAAGCTGAATCTTGTCAGCTAATCCTGTTAAGAAGTCATTTAATAAATACTCGGGACTTACACCTGCGTTTGAATTTTTAGTTACTTCGGAAGTTTTTTCACTTAACCATCTGCATATCTCAACCTCGTATGACGATCTTCCATACAAATATGCGTATTTCTCTTGATCACTTAATTCATTGAAATAATTGTTTGTCATATTTACGCCCTCCTATTGATTTTCAAAGTTTTTAAATCGTTATTCATCAAATCCATTTGTGCAGTAATAGAGTCCATGAAATTGTCGACGTCGGACTTCTTGAATCTGTATGTGCTCCCAACACGAAAGTATGGCATTCCATTTTTTATCAGCAGATCGTCGATAGTTGGTTTGGATAAGTTAAGATATTCTGCTAACTCTTTGTAAGTCATGAAATACTTCTCTTTTGCTAATTCCTCTACTCTTTCATCAATTGCTTTTTGCAACATTTCTCTTGCTTCATCTTCATTGATATTAATGTTGAACATGTTTATCCTCCTTAAATCCTTTTTCAATTGATTTTAAATACACTAATAAAGAATCTTTATCACATAAAATTTTTCCACCCAACTTAATATGTGGTAGTTGATTTTTTTTGATAAGTTCATAAGTGTATCTCTCGCTAATTCTTAGGAATTCAGCAGTTTCTTTTACAGTTAATAACATTTTACCCCTCCTTAGAAACCAAAAATTTTATATATGTTCACTCGGTTTCTGATTATAGAATAATCTATCTAAAATAATAAGTCAAGAACAAAAATGATTATTTTGCTCTCTTGGTCACTATATTTCATATTTTTAATCCATTTACGCGTTTTTTGTTCTCTTGTTCACTATTTTATGCTATTATTTTCGTGAGGTGATAAAATGGAAAAAGAGAATTTCGGTTTAGGTGGCATACTGAAAACTTTAAGGACTGGTGCCAAGATCACTACAAGAGAGTTAGCTAAAAGGACTGGTTATTCGCATAGTTATATAAGTTCAGTAGAGAACGGGTCTAAACTCTCGCCTTCTGAGGATTTTGTACAAAAATATCTATTAGGAGTAACTGATAAGAATATATTTGAAGCAAATCATTATTTAGATTTAATAAATAACCTTGCTAATGGTCTTTATTATTTTAATTTATTACCAACTTCAAAAGATTATGGTACAGATGAAATTAGTAGAGAAGCTAAGAAAATATCTTCAGATTTTACAAATACTCATTTATTCATAGGGAATAATAAAGAAGTTTTATTCGAAGAACCAATAAACGATTTACATTTTCATTTAAATGAAATAAGTAACGTTAAATATTTTAGAGGTATTCAATTAGGTACTGATGAAATGGTTGAAATAGATAAATTGATAAACAATTACCTTACCACTGTTTATAAAACGCAAATGTCACAAACATTCTTTTTAAAGTATGAGGGTTTAATTAGCGAAGAAGATTTAAATAAATATGTGAAAATTTATGATGAAATTTTAGAAAAACTCGGGCAAGATATTCACAAAAATAGTGAATTAAGAGAAGCACTTGATTTTGCAAAAGAATTTCATACTAAAGGTGATTAAATGGCAAACTATGAGAAGCGTGGTAACACGTGGCGTTATCGTATTTCTTTAGGTAAAAATCCTAACACTGGTAAATATGAATATATATCTAAATCTGGATTCAAGCGTAAGTCTGATGCTAAAAATCACGCTGAATTAGTCGAGAGACAAATAAGAAATGGTGAGTATATCGCACCTTCTTCTAACACATTTAATAACATTGCTGATGAATGGATTAAGTCATATAGTAAAGATGCTAAAGTGAGCAGTGTGAGAGCTCGTGAGAAGGCTGTATATCACGCTAGAGAGAAGTTTGGTAACTTACCTATACAAACGATTAACAAGCGTCTATATCAGGCGTTTGTGGACGATATGGAGGCACAGTATAGCAAGAATTATGTTGATAGCATTGTTAGTTCTACAAACCTTATATTTAAGTATGCTATTGATATGAGACTTATATCTACCCCACCATTTGAAGGTATAAAGCGATCTAAATATAATCCCACTGTTGATGAATTAGAAAACAATGATATTAAGCAGAAATTCCTAGAAAAAGATGAACTATATGAGTTCTTGAAAATTGCTAAAGATAACCACACACCAGCAAATAGCTTTGAAGTATTTACCACTCTTGCTTACACTGGCATGCGTGCTGGTGAACTATTGGCTTTGAAGTGGTCTGATTTAGATGTGGAAGAATGTACAATAAGCATTACTAAAACTTACTATAATCCTAATAATAACAAAGAGAAGTATCAGATACTCACACCTAAAACTAAATCATCTATTGGTACAATTTCAGTAGATCCAAATGTAGTTAAGCTATTATTAGATTACAAAGAAAACGTACAAGACAAATGGAAAGATGAATTGTATATCGATAATAACTTCATATTCACAGATAATAACGGTTATCCTCTTGTTATTAAGAAGCTGTCACAATGGATTAAATCAATTATGAAGCAAACAAACATTGATAAGAACATTGGTACTCACTCGTTCAGATACACGCACTGTAGCCTTCTAATTGAAGCTGGCGTACATATTAAAGAGATACAAGAACGATTACGCCATAAGGATATACAGACGACTATGAACATATATGCAAGTATCACAAAATCATATAAAAAAGACGCTTCCCAAAGATTTAGTAATCTAATGGAAAACGTCTCAAAAAATTTATTCAAATAA